AATATTATATACTGAGGGCCGCAAGGGTGTAGGGACCACAATCTAACCCAAATATCTTCTCGCATATATATTGTCCCCAATCTCCAATACTATAAGCCCAGTTTCAAGGGGGGGTTTGAGAGACACTCATTTGGAGTCAAATATGAGCAAGCCTGGGCGTTTTAGAATTCAGTCTAAAAATTATTTCCTCACATATCCAAAGTGTTCCATACCCAAAGAAGAAGCTCTCACTCAGCTTCTCGCATTAGATACACCGACGAACAAGAAATATATTCGTGTATGTAGAGAGTTACACGAAAATGGGGAGCCTCATCTCCATGCTTTGCTGCAATTCGAAGGGAAATTCACGTGCACGAATTGCAGATTCTTCGATATACGACATCCAAGAAATTCCAATGTTTGTCATGGCAAGTACGAATCATGCAGGTCATCCTCCGACGCCAAATCATATGTTGAGAAGGACGGAGATTACATCGAATGGGGTAATTTTCAGATCGACGGAAGATCTGCTCGAGGAGGTAAACAGACAGCTAACGATTCATACTCAAAGGCGTTAAACACATCGTCCGTGGAACAGGCTCTTGATATAATAAAGGAGGAACAGCCACAACACTTCTTCCTCCAATATCACAACCTAGTTGCAAATGCTCAACGGATATTTAAATCAATTCCAGAGCCATGGGTTCCTCCGTTTCCACTGTCATCATTCACTAACGTGCCAGAAGAGATGCAAGCTTGGGCGGACGATTATTTCGGAAGAAGTGCCGCTGCGCGGCCGGAGAGACCTATTAGTATAATAATTGAAGGTGATTCTCGAACAGGGAAGACGATGTGGGCCGGTGCTTTAGGGGTCCACAATTATTTAAGTGGTCACCTAGACTTTAACCCTAAGTGCTATTCCAACGAAGCACACTACAATATTATTGATGACGTGGACCCCAAATATTTAAAGATGAAACACTGGAAAGAGTTAATTGGGGCCCAGAAGGACTGGCAGTCAAATTGTAAATACGGTAAACCAGTTCAAATTAAAGGGGGCATCCCATGCATCGTGCTTTGCAATCCTGGCGAGGGGGCCAGCTATAAAAGGTTCCTAGACAGAGAGGAAAACTCAGGATTAAATAACTGGACAAAGCACAATGCGAAATTCGTCTTTCTCAACACCACCCTCTATCAAAGCGCAACACCGAGCAGCGAAACAACGTCAACGTGCGATTAGGAGAAGACGAATTGATTTAGTTTGTGGCTGTTCCATATTTCTCCATATTAACTGCAGAGGACATGGATTCACGCACAGGGGAACTCATCACTGCACCTCAGGCGGAGAATGGCGTCTATATCTGGGAGACACCAAATCCCCTCTATTTCAAGACGTACCAAGTAGAGGACATCAGATACACAACGACTCGAGTGTATCACATACAGATCCGGTTCAACCACAACGTGCGGAAAGCGTTGGATCTCCACAAGGCGTATCTGAACTTCCAAGTCTGGACGACTTCCCTGACAGCTTCTGGGACGACATACTTAAATAGATTCCAGTATTTAGTTATGTTGTATCTTAACCGTTCAGGTGTAATTTCGATTAACAATGTAATTAGAGCAGTTCGCTTTGCAACAGACAAAGCATATATCCATCATGTACTTGAACAACATTCAATAAAATTCAGAATTTATTAATTTGATATCGAATCGTAAAAATAGATCCGTATCTTTAACGTAGCATACACAGGATTAGAGGCATGAGTACATGCCATATACAACAATAATGCGTTCTCCGTGTGATTCTCATACTTCCCAGCTTCCTGATGATTGTACACCACATGGTTGTTCACCTTCCAAAAGCGCTTAACGAGCGCCTGTTCATTACTTGCATACTGTCCACCAGTGACTTTGCCATAAAACTTGTGCATGACTTGAAAACGATCACGAAGATCGTTCTTAACAGTAGCCGTACTGGGCTCATTGTCAAACATATTAAACACTTGGCCAAAGTCCATAGGGGTTCCATAGGGTCTACGGTCTCTCACCAGCCAAAACATAACACTGTTGGTGTGGTTCTTCAGCTTGATATTCTCGTCCATCCATATCTTACCTATAATATATACGGACTTAACACAAAAACGTTTCCCAACACGATGGGTGATACCATTGCCGCGTGTCACGTCCGACACACACATCACCTTGCCAACATGAGATACATCATGCCGTTGCTCATAAGACTGGACTTTACAAGGCCCTTCACAACCCCTTGGAACATCGGGGTTCCTGTACATTCGATATATCTTGGGCTTCCTGTACATAGGCCTGTTAACCCAATCATTGGCCTTGTTGGATCTTGGCCCAACACTCGAACGAGGTGAGAAATTAACGGACCGGCTAATTTTGGACGTCCCTGTCATATGGCGCCATGGGGCATCGCGCTTAGGCATTTTGAATTAAAGTGACCAAGTGGTCACCACACCATTTATAGCCTTTATCGAACTTGGCGCCCACGTCTTTAATAATATCTAAGCTCGGGAAACGCATAATGATTGGGCCTAGACAACTTTAAATAAAGCAGGTGGGGCAAAAGACACCGGCCCAATCTCCAACATAATATAATCCAATGGACATCAGGGCGCCACGTCAAAAGGGGAGTCTCCAGGCGGGGGCGGCCCTCAGGT